TTCACCTGGGTCAAGCGCAACCGGATCGTGCCGTCCTGGTTCTGGGGGATGGGCAACTGGACCCGGGCCAACGCCGAACTGGTGCTGTTGGGGACCAAGGGCAAGCCCAAGCGGATTGATGCGGGGGTGCATTCGGTGTTGGACTCGCCCGTCGGACGGCATAGCCAGAAGCCGGATGAAACGCGAGACCGCATTGTCCGGCTGCTGGGGGATTTGCCGCGCATCGAGTTGTTCGCCCGAGGGCGTTATCCCGGTTGGGACGTGTGGGGCCTGGATGTGCCGCAGGAGGAGGATGTGCCGTGCAAAACCTCTTGCAATCCGCCTCAGTTCGTGGCAGATTGCCGGTGACTAAGCATTTTTGTTCAACGCGAGGGAGGCCCGGTGAAGGAAAGCACGGAACGCCACGTTCAGAAGCTGATTTCCAGGACCTGCGAAAAGGTTCGCGAAGTCGTTCCAAAAGCCGTGGACATGGCCGGCGAGACGTTTTCTGGCACCATCACCGTTAAGCTGCACCTAAACTGCGGCGGGGTCGACAAACAGCCGCAAATCGCGCTTGAGTTTTAGATATCCACAGAGGCGGGTACAGGGCAAGGCATGGGGTTGCGCCACCTTCCGAAAGAGGCCGCAACCGGACCCGCAGGAGACAGCCATCCTGACGGGCGAAACGAACCGGTGGCTTTCGGGCTCTCCGCCGATACGACGACGCGACGGTAAGACCTCCCCCCGACGAGGGGCTGAACAGGGGGGAGGAGCAACAACAGGTTGATGAACGACTGAACTACTGGTGATTCACGGTCCCCTTCGGGTGCGACCGGGAGCCCGGCAGGCCTTCACAGGTCTCTGCCGGGCTTTTTGCGTTTTTGGAGATGGACGATGGCAGGAAGCAGAAACCAGATCGACTGGGAAGCCATCGAGCGGGAATACCGCGCCGATCAGTTGTCTGTGCGCGAAATCGGGCGCAAATTCGACGTCACGGACGGAGCCATCCGCAAAAGGGCAAAAAAGGAAGGATGGGAAAGGGAACTCGGAGAGCAGGTCCGCAGGGCGGTACGCGAAAAACTGGTACGCAGGTCAGTACGCACTCCCAACGCGGACCCCAAACGGGCCGTAGACGAGGCGTCAGATGTTGGCGTGGCGGTGATCGAATGCCATCGACGGGATATCCAAAGCCTGGCCAGGCTGGAGGCAGAACTGCTGCGCGAACTGGCGGACAACCCGACCAAGCTCTATATCACCCAGTACCAAGGCGAGATCGTGGAGAAGGAAGTCGGTATCGCCGTGACCGAACGGGCGTCTGCGCTGCAGGCTCTGGCAGGCGTGCAACATAAAAGGATCCAGCTGGAGCGCCAAGCCTACAACCTAGACGAAAAGGAAGGGCCCTCTTCCGACCTCGAATCGGTGTTGGCCGAGGTGGCACAGCGCAGTAGCAGCCTGGTGAAGGATGGCCAGGACGAGTAAACAGCGCCGCATTGAGTTGGTCGAGCGCTTCTCGGACCAACTTTGGCGGCTACATAACCTGTATCACTGCGTAGACGAGGACGGCAAAAAGGTCCCGTTTCGGCCCAACGCGGCCCAACACAAGCTCATTGACAACCTGTGGTATCTCAACCTGATTTTGAAGGCCCGACAGCTGGGGTTTACGACCTTTCTGGGCATTTACGGACTGGACCAGGCGCTGTTCAACGACCACTTCTCCGTGGGGATCAACGCCCATACCCGGGAAGACGTGGAGAAGATTCACGAGAAGAAGGTCCAGTTTCCCTATGACAACCTGCCCGAGGGGTTGCGCCATGCCCGTCCTGCCGACACGGCCAGCGCCAAGAAGCTCAAGTTCGCCAATGGCTCCAGCGTGGAAGTCGGGACGTCGTTGCGCTCCGGCACCTACCAGATGGTGCATATCTCCGAGTTCGGCAAGTTGTGCGCGAAGTTTCCGGAGAAGGCCCGGGAGATTGTCACCGGCACCCTGGAAACGGTGCACCCCGGCAACCTGGTCTTTATCGAGAGCACGGCCGAGGGCAACGACGGCTATTTCTACGATTACTGCATGGAGGCGCTGCGTCGCCAGCAGGCCGGCCGCAAGCCGAACAAGCTGCAGTATCGGCTGCATTTCTTCGCGTGGTTCGAGGACCCGCGCAAGCGGCTCTCCCCGGAAGGCGTGGTGATATCGCCGGATCTGGTCAAATATTTTGCCGAGGTCGAACAACTGACCGGTGTTCGGCTCGACCCGTTTCAAAAAGCCTGGTACGCCGAAAAGCGCAGCAAACTACAGGACGATATGACCCGAGAACATCCCAGCTATCCGGAAGAAGCGTTCGCGGCCTCCATCGAGGGCGCCTATCTGGCCAAGCAGATGACGGCTCTCAGGCAGGCCGGACGCATTGCCAACGTGCCCCATGAACCGGGCCTGCCGGTCAACAGCGCCTGGGACTTCGGTCTGAACGACATGATGTGCATCTGGTTCCACCAGCGTGTCGGCATGGAAAACCGGGTTATCGGCTACATGAGCGGGGCCGACGATGATGTTTTGTACTACTGGCGGGAAATGCAGCAGCGGGGCTTCATCTGGGGCCAACACTTTTTGCCGCACGACGCCGGGCACCGGCGCATGGGGTCCTCGAAGAGCGCCGACGAAAAACCGCGCACCATCGAGGAAATCCTGACGGATGCCGGTATGAAAAACATTGTCGTGGTGCCGATGGTCGACGACAAGTACACGGCGATTCAGGAGACCCGGCAGTTTTTGCCGACCTGCTGGATCGACGAAGCCGCCTGCAGTGAGGGCATCAAGTGCCTGGATAACTTCCGTCGGGAGTGGGATGACCACAACGGTTGCTGGAAAAACCGGCCGCGCCACGATTGGGCGATGCACGGCTATGACGCCATGGAAACCCTGGCCCGCGGTTATCGCTACGTTCCAGAGGGCAAGGGCAGCCGTCGCCGTTCGCGGGGCAGCTGGAAAACCACCTGAGAGGATGCGCCACATGGCCGAAAACCTGGACAGCCTGTTTACCTATCATCCGCCCAAGGGCGACCAGACGGAACGCTACCAGCGGATCCGCGAAGCCGGCAAGGCTCTGGCGCGGGAGATTGACGCCTGTTGCCCGGCTGGGTTGGAGCGGGCCGAAGCGCTGGCCAACGTCCGGCAGGCGGTAATGTGGGCCAATGCCGGGATTGCCTGTCACGAATAACCTGGGAGGAAAGGAAGCCGATGACTGTTGAGCAGATTGCCGAGATTTGTCACGAAGCCATCAGGAAGGTAAGCCCGGAGATGGATACGCCGTGGGCACGCCTGCCGAAGACCCAGAAGCTGGCAAACGTTGCCGATGTGCAGAAGGCCCTAGACACCGAAAACGTCTACCCGGACACGGATGCCGGCGTCGAAATGAAGCTGGTTTGTGGCATCGTCCGCGCCCTGGCGCCGCTGGTGGCGGGCTACGAGGATTTTGGGCGGGCCACGGGCGAGCCTGAAGGCGAATCTCCCGCCGCGGCGGAGGGTCAAGAAACCCTTGGCGCCTACCTGAACAACCACAACCCGCCCTATCTGGCCATCAAGCGCGGCGATCGAATGGTCCTCTCGGCCCGTCTGGAGCTCGGCAGTAAGCTGCTGATTAACGGCTCCCTGTTTGATCACCGCGACTACCCGCAGCAAGACGGCGTGCCCCTGGGGGTGCTGTGATGCCCATGGCGTTGTTTGGTGCCCGCATCGAGGGCGAGTCCTGCATTCGGATCGGCGAGGTCTGGGAGGTCAACGGCTTCGCCTGGAAGGTGGTCAAGGTGATCCCCCGCAACCGGATCACGTTGAAACAGCTGGGGCGGATTGAAGAGCGTCGGCCCTTGCTGCCCTGGTGGCGGCGCCTGTTTGGATGGGTGGTGCGGCGATGATACGGCACAGCATTCGGCAGATCGGGGATTTGGCCCTGGACCCGGAGCGCCCCAGCAAAGAGCAACCGGCGCTGTTCTTGTTCCGGCCCGGCCGCCTGGGACGTTCGGCCATCATCCCCCTGGAGTCGGCCTGGAAATACGACGAGCCGGAAAACCGGCAGGCGCAGCTGGCCTGTCTGGAATCGTGCCGCAACATTGCCGTGGCTCTGGATTATCCGCAGGACGAAAGCACCCTGGCGCAGATCGCCATGTACATCCAGGACCATCTGGACGAACTGGTGCACGCTCCCGCCGCTCCGCAGCGCGAACGCCAGGTGGTGGGCACAATCTCCGGTTCCCTCAATGGCCGCAGTTTTGAACAAACCCTGACGGACTGAGGCGACGATGAATCAGGCGCAGATCGAAAACGTGCGGGTGGTCAAAGCCCGTCAGCCCTGGGTGGACGAAGAGGCCGAGGCTATTGCTGCTGAACCGCAGACCAAGCCGGTCAAGGGAGAATCCCTGGACAGCCCGGAGGTGCAGGAGCGGTTTAAGATGATACTGTGCCGGTTCATCGATGAGGTCGACTACCAGGCGGACAACCGCGTTGAAATGGCCATCGACCAGGATTACCGCGACGGCATCCAATGGACCGAGGAGGAAATTCGGGAGCTGCGTGAACGCAATCAGGCGCCATTGGTGTTCAACAAGATCAAACCGGCCATTGCCTGGATCGTCGGCAGCGAGAAGCGTGCCCGGGTGGATTTCAAGGTGGTGCCGAGGGGCAAGGAGGACGGACCGGGGGCCGAAGCCAAGACGAAACTGATGAAGTACGTCCACGACGTCAACCGGCAGCGCTCGGTTTGGTCGAGGGCCTTTGATGATTCGGTAACCGCTGGCGTCGGCTGGGTGGAAGAGGGTCTGAATCCGAACCCGCTGGAAGAGAAACTGGTGGTGCGCTACGAAAACTGGCGCAACGTCCGCTATGACCATCTGAGCGTGGAGCCGGACTTGAGCGATTCCCGCTATCTGTTCCGCTCCAAGGCCATTGATCTGGACCTGGCCAAGCTGCTGTTTCCCAAACATACCGCCATGCTGGAGTTGGCCGCCGAGGACCAGGCGTATCTGACCGGCATGGACGATGACGAATTGCGCACGCCCGGCGAGGTCCGCACCGCCTATGTGGACAATGTGCCAAACGGAGACGGCACCCGCAGGCAGCGAGTGCGACTGGTGGAGTGCTGGTACAAACAGCCGCAGGTGGTGTCGATTCTGGGCGGCAACGGACCGTGGCGCGGGTGCTGGTTCAACAAACAGGACTCGGTTCTGCTGTGGGCGGTGGAAAACGGCCTGGCACCCATCGTCGGCACGCGCATGATGATGATCATGCGGCACATGATTTTCACCGCCCCGTCTGGAATGGAATCGGTGGACAAGCCCTTTGACGGCCTGCTGCTGTTCGACGCGCCGATGCTCTACTGGCACAACCGTTTTCCGCTGACGCCCGTCTGGGGCTACCGCCGCAAGCGCGACAATGCCCCCTATGGCGAGGTGCGCAATCTGCGGGATCCGCAAAGCGACCTCAACAAGGCCAGGTCCAAAGCTCAATTCATCCTGGCAACCAATCAGGTGATCATGGATGAGGGCGCAGTGGATGACGTGGACGAACTGGCCGAAGAGGTGGCGCGGCCGGACGGCATCATCACCAAAAAGCCCGGCAAGCACCTGGAGATCCGCAACGACAAGGTTCTGGCGGAAGAATACGTCAGCCTGATGCAGCAGGACGAGCGCTATATCTCCGAAGTGTCCGGCGTCACGGACGAACTGATGGGACGCAGGACCAATGCGGTCAGCGGTGCGGCCATTGAGCGACGGCAGGAGCAGGGGAGCGTCACAACCCTGACCCTGTTCGACAACCTGCAGCTGGCCCGGCTGATCTCTGGCGAGAAACAGCTCTCCCTCATCGAGCAGTATTACGACGAGACCAAAACCTTCCGCCTGCTCAACGAGCGCGGGGTTCCGGAATACACCACGGTCAACGAACCGGACGAGGACGGCGAACTGCTCAACCCCATCACCTCAGCCAAGGCGGATTTCATCATCGATGAGCAGGCGTACCAGACCAGTGTGCGCCAGGCCATGCATCAAACCCTGATGGATCTGATCACGGCTCTGGCACAGGGCGGCATGGGCAATGTGGCGTTGGCCCTGCTCGATGTAGCCCTGGAGATGGCGGACATCCCGTTGCGCGACGAGGTGGTGGCGCGGGTGCGCAAAATTACCGGGCAGCGGCCGGACGACGAGGACCTGAGCGACGAAGAGCGGCAGGCCCTGGACGCGCAGCAGAAGCAGGAAGCGGAACTGTCGGCCCGTAAGGTGATGGCGGAATTGGAAACCATCGAGGGCAAGGCCAAGGAAGCCATGGCCAAGGGTAGCGCGGCCACCGCCAAGGCGATACGGGAAAAGCTCGACGCCATGAAGCAAAGCCTGGAGATTGCCACGGCCCTGCAGGCAGCCCCGGCGCTGGGACCGATGGCGGATGAAATCATGGACGACGGAGCGCGGGGCATTCCGGCCCCACAGGCTCCGCAAACCCCGCAACCATAGGGAAGGGAGAAAAGGAATGTCTCTGGGATGTTGTTCGGCGGAACAGAAGTCAAGAACGGTGAGCCACGAGGGGAGCCAGCCGCCGGCCAAGTTGGCGCTGTGCCGGATTGAGGACGCCAGCGAAATGGTGCTGGGACGTCTGACGGAGCTGGAAGCCCAACTGTACGGGGTGCTGAAACCGGAACCGCCTAACCCGGTCGGAGAAGAGCCGTGCATGGTGACCGGGCAGTCGCCCCTGGTACTGAGCCTGGTGGAGCATGAAGCGCGCCTGAACGGTGTCGGCTATCGCCTGCAGCGCCTGATTCAGCGGCTGGAAATTTAACCCTCAAACAACAGGGAACAAAAGATATGGAAAAGACTCTCGGCAACACCGATGTAAACGGAGCACGAAAGAACGTCAAGGATATCGTGGTGTTTGGGAACGGGGACGCCTTCCAGTTGCTTTGCAAAGCTTCCAGCCAGAAGGAAGGCTGGATGAAAAGCACAAAAGCAATGGAGGTTCCAGGTGGCTGTGTAGTCCAGGTGACCACCCACCAACGCAACCATGATGGAACCAACGCTGTGGCCGAAGCTGTAACGTTTGTTCCAGGCGTAAAAATAGCCGACGACCCTGATTTCGGCGGTCGAAAGCTTGTAGGCATCTAGCGAAAAAGGCTGGGCTACGATAGCAAACCTCAACCACAAGGAGTAACGGAGCATGAGCACCCACGGATACAGCGAAGAAGACCTGGCCGCATTGACTGACGAGGAACGCGCCGCCATCGAGGCCGAAGTGGACGACACCGAACTGACGGCGACGGCTTCGCCGGTGGATCTGCCGGGCGAGGAAGAAGAGGACGAGCCCCCGACAGGCGATACCGACCAGGCCAAAAAGACCGATGAGCCCCCGGTCAAACCGGAAGGCGACGAACCCCCGGCGGACTTGGGCGATGCCGACCAGGAGAGGAAGCCCGGCGGAGAGGACGCGCCGCCCGAAGGCGACGAGCCCCCGGCGGACTTGGGCGATGCCGACCAGGAGAGGAAGCCCGGCGGAGAGGACGCGCCGCCCGAAGGCGACGAGCCCCCGGCGGAGAAGGACGAACAGGGCGGACCGGAATATGTCGACAAGGACGAACCGGTCAACCCCTTTGATTATTCCGACGAGGCCAAGGGCCAGATCAAGGAGTTGCGGGCGCAGCTGGACAGCGGCGACCTGTCCCCGGCGGAATATGAGGAAAAGGCCGATGCCATCCGCTCGGAAGATTA